AATAAACGCCCTCGGATCACCCCCCCCCGAAAAGTCGATTTGATACAATGGCTCTGATGGTTGGAATGAGTCCGACCAAAAACGCGAGGAGACTGAGATGAAAATTGGCGATAGAGTGACGCAATTACTCCCTGATGTGATCCCGCACAACGAGGGGGGCGTTCTGCCCTCTGGGGCGCGGGTGGTGGTTAAGAGAGTCAGACGTCCAACACGCGACACGGGCTACGACGAGCCGATGTACCGCCTCAACACTGCGGCGTATATGGATGGCGGCTGGTCGATGCCAGCGTCATGTGGTGGTAAGGAATGGACTCGGGAGGAGTTGCAGGACGCAGGGTTGCGGATGTATAAGGGCTAAGATATGAAGTTATCAGTAAAGACATTCAGAGCAGAGGGAATGGAAGCTCGGTGGGGCAAGACGAGAAAAGGCGCACCGTGCATATTCGCCAGAGACCCGCAGGCGAAGGCCAAGCACCAGCGTAGGCAATGAAACAGGGGAGGACCGCTAACTCCCCTAAAGGAGAGACGAATGAGAGTAGTATACTTAGTATGTAAATGTGGCGAGTCCAAGGAGTTTAGATGTGAGAACGCTCATAGGTTGATTGTTGAAATAGATTGTTCTGGGTGGAAGGAGGGAGTGGACGAATATGACCTCTGCCCCGATTGTGCTAAAGGAGAGACGATGGATAAGGCGCAAGACCTTAGAGCGGGTGATGTCTTTGAACTGGCTAATGGATCAGCCATAGCACGGCGGCCACGTACCGTGCGTCAAACGGAGAGTACGGACAACCCGAATGAGATTCGAGTTGTAACGATGCCATGTGAAACCAACAGCGGTGAGTCCTATACTATGGACAATGAGGTGGAAGTTATCATCCTAGAGCATGATGCCCACTGGAATCCGCTGGGAAGCTAGGTCTAGGTAAGGATGGAACGGGGAGGACCGCCAACTCCCCCACAAAGGAGAGACGATGAAGTTATCAGTAAAGACATTCAGAGCAGAGGGAATGGAAGCCCAGTGGGGCAAGACGAGAAACGGCGCACCGTGCATATTCGCCAGAGACCCGCTGGCGAAGGCCAAGCACCAGCGCGAAACGTGGTGGATGGTGGATGCGCGGATGTGGGATCAGGCTCAGGAGATAGGCGTTAGGGAGGCGTTCAAGAACTCGACCATGCTGGGTGACTTCTTTAGTATCTCAGCCTGACCTAAGCCAAGCCAGAATGCGAGCCAACACCGTGCCTTTTGAGCGCAGACCTGAGTTTGCCACCCAATACACCCGTCCCGCCTCCACCGACCAAGATCCACGGAGACCATTTAAGCACCCAGTCCGTAGCGTTCTCCTTGAGTTTGCTAATGGCCTTCTCGGTCTCCTCTTGGGCAATGGGTCTGGCAACTTTTGCAATCTTGCGCTCTGCCTCACGACGCACCGTCCTCTCTACCGTTGAACATCCAGACACAAACAACATAACCATCAAGCAAGCCAACGAACCAATACGTACTGCCGTGAACATTGCGCGGGTCTTGATCTGGCCTACGCCCAGGTGCTCAAGCATCTCGTAGAATACGGTGTCGGCTTCATGTCGGTAGTGCTTTCTCAGCTTTCTCGTTTGCATCTGGGCGGCACTCCCGCACAGGGCATCATGGATCGGGGCAGACTTGCGACCCTTGCCCGTATAGGGCGACCCGCCAAGGTATGTCCACCAGAGCAATCGGGGAACCGACTTGCCGTTGAACCTCTGCCCCTTGTTGATCGTGTAGTTCTTTCCGTTGACAGAATAGAACGTCAGGTCAGACAGCATCACCATGTCCCTGCTAGAATCGTCGCACCATCTGGTGTCTACGGGGCCAGAGAAGTAGGGTCGGCTCTTGGGGATTGGATCAGCCACCACTCAGACCAGAAATTAACGACATCGCAACCGCCCCCGCCGCTCCAGCCACCGCACCAAACAAGGCCGCAGCACCCTTAACCTTGGCGTGGGTTTCCTCTAGCTGCCCGAGTCTCCTCTCCAGTTTCTCAACGGCCTGACTTGTCCTGCGGAGTTCGCTCAGAACGAGGAGCCTGAACTCGTCCCATGTCCCGTGATGATCGTCGTACTCTGGCGGCGTCATCTTAATCCTCGTCGTCGTGGGCTGAGTTGTGGATTGAGCAATGCGTCTCCCCGTTCGGCCCACCCGTGGTGAAGGTAACGGTTGTGTCTGAGTGTGGAGATGTGACCGCCCCGCAATGGCTGTCTGTCGCAACGAACTGCTGCTGAAGCGCACTGCCCGAGCGTGACCCATCTGGTAGTTCCTGCGGCGTCAGACCGACTTGGTTCTGATTCTTCTTGCTAGAACCCGAGTCGCTTGTCAGGGCGTCGTATGCAAAGTATCCACCAACAGCCGTGGCCGCGACGGTTACCCACTCTCCCCATGTGTACTTTTTGGGGTTCTGGAATATCGAGTACACATCAGCCAGTATCGACGTAGTATGTCCACCCCCGCTAGACGACCCCCTGACCTCGACGGGCGGCGTGTTGTTGGCCATCAGCATCTCTCCTGGTTCAATATCGTAGACATCATTGCGGATCAACCGCGACGGCTCGACCGATGCAAGGGTCATTGCTTCATCGCTTAATGGCCCGTGCGCTATAACATCTTGTGCCATTGTCCGCACGGTCACACCAACGCAAATCGTGGCCGCAAGAATTAGTGCGAGCCAGTGGCGGTTGCGATCCTCTATGGTATGTGAGTACGTCATATCATCTACCTCCTGTTTGGTCTGCCTCAGTCCATGCCGGCGGCGTGATCTCTGCATCGTGCGTCGAGCAGCCAACTGCGGCCAGCGCGAGAAATATCAGTATCAGCAACCGCTTCATGGCAGGTCTTCCACCTCTGGCGGCTCAAGGCCCAGCCCGTGCAATGATCCAATCGGACTGTCCGTCAATATCATATGCAGGTCACTGTCTGCCATTGCGGTGTCCCACTCTGAAACCGTGTTCTCATCCACGGCGTCATCCCCGTCAATCAACGCCTCGATGAATACCTCCATCGCTGCCTCATTCGCTGCGTACTTTGATGCTGGCAATGCGATGATGCAATGCGTATTCGTTGCGGATGATGTGTCTGCAAACTGCTCCATCCAGTAGCACGACACGCTCCAGTCGTTGGTCGTGGCAGTCTCGATCCAGCGGGTATCGCCCAGCACCTTGATGCCGTGGATGCCGAAGCAGGTTGTCGTCATTATCAGTAGCGTTGCCAGTATCGTTTTCATGTGTCTCCTATAACCCGTAGGTTGCTTTAGTGTTGTTGTAGATTGCCAGCACCTCTGCTGCGGTGATGCCCCTATCATAAATCCTCACATCGTCCAAAAACCCATCAATGAATGAGGTTCCTGCAACCACATTAGCACCTAGCCCCAAGGTTTCTGTGTCTGTATCTACAGCCGTAGCTGGGGTGGCGTCTGTATCAGCCTGAACAGCATTGATATATACAAACGCATCCGAACCATCATTAACAGCCGCAACAAACGTCCACTGGTTTGTAGGCACAGGCACAGTTCCTGCAATAGCAGTAACAAATGCGCCACCCTCGCTTTGATAGAAGTTCAAATCGCCATCGGGGTTAAAGCTAAACTGAAACGGAATAGGATGTGCCGCCCCTGTTCCTTTAATCAGGATCATCTGCCACCCATGCGCGTCCAGTTTTAACCATGCAGTAATAGTCATAAGGTTGCCAATAGCATTCAGCGACGTACTTGCCGCAATACTAATGGAATCATCAACCCCGTCGAAGCTATACACGCCTCCGTTGTCGCTTGAAAACGTCGGCTGATCTGACGCCGTCGCTTGCGATCCGTCATTGCCTATTGGCCCCTTGTCTATATAGTCAGGCGTTTCGTCTGTGTCGAACGGAAGCCATAAAGCCAAATCCATGTAGTCATCAAAGTCGTAGTCGTCGGTGCTAAAATACGGGTAGTAAGTTGATCCTGTTCTATTGCCGATTGCGAGAATCTCTGCTGCTGACAAGGCGCGGTCATAGATGCGGGTGTCGTCAAGCTGTCCGTCGAAATAATTGTCTGAATATTTCTCCCTAAACCCGACACCCAGCGGGGCGGTGCTTGCATATATGGAACCCTGCGCCGTCCCCAATACCGTCCCTGCTGACTCTGAACCGTTAACGTAAATCTTAAAGTCTCGCGTTGATGCCGTGAGCGTGACTGCAACGTAGTGCCATAATCCAATTGCTATAGACGATGCATCTTCACGGTAATAGTCGTAATTAGTAGGCGCACTTGAGCCAGTGGCAGAAATCCACAATGTTATCAGGTCTGTTGCGCCTATCTCAAACCAGAAGTCTATGTCATCACCCTTGCTGAATATGTAATCCCTCGTCCCTGCGCTTGATCGGTTGAGCCAGCACGACAATGTAAGCGTATCGGTGATTCTAAGCGATGCGTCGTCTGCCACTACGAAACTATCGTCAACCCCGTCGAAGCTATAGACGCCTCCGTTGTCGCTACTGAACGTGGGCTGTTCTGACGCCGTCGCCTGAGTGCCGTCATTTCCAATCGGCCCTTTGTCGATGTAGTCAGGTGTCTCGTCGCTATCAAAGGGTAGCCATAACGCTAAGTCCACATAGTCGGCCAGATCATAGTCATTCGTCGAAAAGTAAGGGTAGTATGTAGCAGCACCCGCAAGTGCTATGGCGAGCACCTCTGCCGCTGTGATGCTGCGATCATAGATGCGGATGTCATCCAGCAGACCGTCATAAAAGTTGTCGTAGGGCGTATTGAATTTCCCCATAAATAAATTGTATGTGGCGCTTGATACTTCCGTTGAATCTGCTGTCTCGGAATCATCTTCTGCTCCGTCTACATACAGCTTTGCCATATCTGCGTCCGTTGTGCCGTCCCATGCCGCAACGACATGATGCCAGTTGCCATCGCTCAAGTCGCCCGTTCCCGTCACGACAAATCGCGAGTCCCCAGCAGACCCTTTAGTGCTGAGAAACTTTATCAACCCCGCCGAAGTGAGATATATTGATGTCCCGTTATTCGCGGTTTTAGATGCGCTGTTGTCGAAGATGGAAACCGTGCTGGACGTTGTAGAGTCAAACCAGAATGCAATCGTTTTTGCTCCCAGCGGTATTACTTGAGCGGCATAGATGAAATAATCATCCACCCCGTCAAGGTCATAGTGTCCCCCGTCCGTGGTCTGATGGCTGGGCTGCTGAGACGCCGTGGTCTGCGCTCCGTCATTTCCGCTTGTACTCAGGTCGTAGAAGTTAGCATCCGAATTGTCTGAGTAGCTGAACATCTGCCACAGTACCAGGTCATCATGCAGCGACTTAGGCATCACGGACAGCACGCCAGCAGTGTTGGCATCAACCCGATGCCCTGTGCCGACATTGGTCTTTGTCTTACCTACCACGTTCTGCGCCTCCGCGAGTCCCGCCGCAGCGCACAGGGCGACCATGACGAGCAATAGCTTCACAGCAACTCCAGATAGTTCGTAACTGAGTTATATATCCAGTAGAATCTGTTATCAGCAACCGAGGTACGGCACTTGTTCGCCGTGGCTGCAACGGGTGCGCCGTTTGTTGAGTACTCAGCGGAGAGCAATCCTGTAATGTCATCATCGCCCATCGCAATGTCGCCCGTCATCGTCCCGCCAGCCAGTGGCAGGTAACTCGACGCAGTGATGCTATCAGCAACTTCATTGTCAGCCCACGGGTTCGCCGTGTTGACCCAGTTTCCTGCAATGGTTTCAGCAGAACCCAGCGCACCATAGGCTGAGTGGTCGTCGTCACCAAGTCCACCGATGCTTCCGTGGTCGGCAAATAGCCAGTTCGTCTGGCTTCCCGCAATGCTTATCACCACAGCGTCACCGTGCGCGGGTGCATCATCTGTACCTGCCCATGTGATTCCAGAGTTGTTCGTCAGCGCACCATTGCCGCCACCACCACCACCTGCGCTTGCAGACCACACCGCAGTCGTGACGCTTGCGGTTACGTCAACCGTCAGTACTTGCCCATCGGCTGGTGCAAGGTCGTTCAGCAGCAGCGTGGATTGGTTCATGTTCGTGAATGCGGGATACAGGTCATTGGACAACTCGCTGTCCCGCGCAATGGTAGCTGCGATTCTGGCGTCCGCAACCGTACCCGCAGATATGCTCGACCCGTTAAGCGCAGTCAAGCCTACTCCGCTGCCGTAGTACGCAACGATGTTGGTCAAGATGCGATTATCCACATCGAAAATTATGGTTGTATCGGCGGTCGGATCATACAGCCCTTGGACAACGATCTGATTGGCACGAAGAGTATCTATGTTGGTCACGGCATTTGCACCCATGTCCAGATTGCCAGACATCCTACGCGCTCCCGTAGCCAGTACCGCCAGCGGATCGCTCTCTGCATATACTACAGAACCCGATGCGGCGACCCATATCGGATCGCTCTCCGTGTAGCTGGTCAGATACCCGTTCGTCTGGCCCTCAAGCTGACCCATGCGCGTGTTCAGGTTCGTCGCCGTTAGAGTCACCCCACCCGACAAGCCACCACCCTCTAGCCCCGTCCCAGCCGTGACGCCCGTTATGTCTCCGCTGCCTGTTGGTGCAGCCCAAGTCCCGTCCGCCTTGAGGAAGTTGCCAGCATCACCTGCTGCGCTCGTAACCGCACCCGTAGTTGACGCCCCAGAAAACATAGTGGTTATGTGACCAGACCATACGGCCCCACTGATTGTGTACCCGCCGCCAGCCATGTTGCCCTCTAGCGTGTCGCCAGATACGGAGTAAAAATCTGCCGCAGACAAGCTGGCTGGAAACGAGAACACCCCGTCACCGTCGTCATACAGGGACTCGCGTACCTGCCAAGTCCCACGCCCCGCAGTCCTCGCCGTGCCTGAGTCGGTCAGATACAACTCACAATTATAGGCGTTATCGGGAGGTACGTTGGTGTACGCTATAGTAAACGTGACATTGGATGTACTCTTGGTAATCGCAGAATTGGCAACCGCCACGTAAATTAGATTAGAGCCGCCCGATACCCGACGAGAAGCCTTGAACTGCCATGTGTAACTAGAGGCAGTCAATGCTCCAGAGTTGTTGGCCAGGTCAAACGAAAACACGGCGTCCTCGTAGCCATGAGAGTTGAACTTGAAATCCCTGAAGTCGGTTTTTAGATTGTCGATGTTAATGCTCTTATACACCGTCCTCTGTGGTACGGCGGCAAAAGCGGACACCGCTAGGCTCAACGCCAGTAATATAGATGCTACTCGTTTCATTGTCCTGCCTTTTGCTTGTCTCTCCAGCGTTTTTGTTTAGCCCGTGTCCGTTCCGGGAATTGTGAACGATAATACTTCCCGTAGGACTTTATGACACCCCGGTTGGCCTCGCGCCAAAGATACTGCTTCTCGCCAAAGCAGTCCTTGCACTGTCGCCGGGGTTTGCCTGTGTCAGCCCGTATAGCGAACTCGGTCTCGTCCTTTTTCGCTTGACATTTACTGCACTTCTTCATGCAATCCGCCATCCTCCGATCTCTCTCCCAAATTGTCAACATTTTACTGTTCATATTCAGTTCCAGAAAGCACCCATCATTATAGTGACCGCCCTGCCGCAACCCAACCCAGCCACCCCTATTTCTGTGACAAACGGATAATCCGACGGCGTTACCCGCATATATGCCGCACCCGATAAACCCATAGTTCCGTCCAATGATACACGAACCATCAAGATCCTGCCGGGTGGGGTTTGGCTCTTATCTGCGACCATTTGTGGTTCCCTAAAAGTGCCTTTTGTTGGGGTCAATTTTTTTGAACCGCAATTTACTGCCGCCGCCTGTGCTTTTCTTGGGTTTGTTCTCAAACGACATGGCCCCCCACCCGACCACGGACGCTCCTCCGGCTCCGAGCAACCCCGTAGTTCCGTCAACCTTAGCCCCATCGTAAGCCTCCTGCCACGACAGCGGTATCACCAAGTTTAGGGAAGCCTCCCTCGCCATATCCAAGCTAAAGCGTTTAACGTAATCCCCCATATAGGTTTCCGAGGTGTGGAAGGTGGCGAGGGTCTGGAGGGCCGGATTCAGCTTTGAGCGCAAAAACCGCGCCCAAACCTCAGACATATCGGTGTCTGCATAGCCGCCGCCAGCCAGCTTAACCACCCTCCCCGTCCCCGTTGTTTTCTCCAGCGTTACGACTCTTGCAGCCAGCACTAGCCACGGGCGCAGACCCATAGTGAAATCTATATATACATTGCCCCACCGAGCCGTAAGAAACTTGGATGATCTTGGGTCATCTTCTACTTCAGCCCCCATTAGAACCGCAAGTGCGTAGATCGACGGGATTAAGGCGAATATCTTGGCGTCTTGCTTCAGTAGAAACAGTTGGGTTTCCCGCGATGCAGAATAAATACCCTTTCCTGGTGCTACGGCCCGGACGCCGTGGACAAGCGGGTTTGCCATTGCTTGTAGTCTGCTAATGTTGAGTCGCGGAGAGAAGAAAATAGAAGTACCCGCTTGCATAAGTTGTTGCTGCTTGTGGTTGGTGATAGAGCCTCGACCAGAGAGCACGTTTATGTCGGCGGCAAGGGCTAACTTATCCCCGATAGGCAGTTCTCCGTGCTGGTCGGATAAGGCGTCCCGCCACTTCGTATAGACCTCCATTCTCAGGACGTTCAAGTAGAAAGAGAAAGCCCTGCCAGACCCCTTGGTTGCTGACGCTAAGTGTCCCCACACGCCCTTCCAGCCCTTATCTTTTGTGCTGGCCTCATTGATCCACCGGGACTGAAGTTCCTCCTCTGCCTTCAATAGAGACCCGTCGTTTATGTCCGAGATAAACAACCCAGCGTCGGCTGTCGCCTCGTCGTAATAGCGGCTCTCTTGTAACTCTATCATCTTTTTGTCGTAATAGGACTGCGATCGACCCGCCCTAATCATCCCTGGTATGATTTTGAGCGCGGTGACGGGGTTGGTCAGGAATAGCATCCCCCCTTGTCGGCCAACGGCAGAATAGTCCGACGACGTAACTGTAGCCCGACTGGTGTGTGATAGGGTGGCAAGTATGTCCCCCGTCCTTTCCAGCGCACCTTGCAGTGATCGTTGGTGCTTTGCGTGAGCCCTGGAATAGACCCGCTTGGCGTCTTGTAGTTTTTTGCGAGCCTCAATGGTTTTTTCGTCTGGTTTGTATTCCGGGGTCTCCCGCTTTGAGAAGTCTCCCTCGGCCAACCTGCGTTCCATGTCTGCTATCTGTCGCGCTGCCCTTTTCTGGAATTGAACATTCCACGCTTCTTCTGGAGTCGGCTTGGGGTTGGCGAGTAGTTGGAGTTCCTTGAGTTCTGCCTTTAATGCGTCTCGCTCGGCTTTGGCCGCTTGCAGTTCCTTTGTGTTCGGGGTCTTGCTTTTCTTTTTCTCTGGAAATAGGTCTCTATTGTCGATCCGTCGCTGCAACTCCGCTGTTGACTTCTCTACGGCGGCAATGGCACGGGATACCCTTTGTTCGTCGGTTAACTCTTTCTTGCCAAATATAGCCGTGAATTGCTCCCGGAGTTCGTCTCTACGCGCCCGTAGTACCATCGCTTCTTCGTCTAACTGTACGTCCGACGGTTTTTTGACGATAGGGCCGTGTTCAATCTGGTGCTCAAGCGACTTAATCTGGTTGTTTAGCCGTGTCTTTACGGCGGCGAGTGCAGACTTGAGGTTATTTGCTGCGTTTGTCCCGAGGAACCCTCCCTTGCGCTTCAGTTCGTTTACCTTTGCGATCAGACGCAGTTCTTCTGACTCCTTTTCTCGTTGCTCTAACCCTGTTAACTTGGCTTGCCTTCCGGGAATGGCCGCGCCCGTGTCCGATGTTTTTGACTGCATATCTTGTAGCTTTGCCACGTTCTGCAACTCGCCCCTGATGCGCCCCAACTCACGGTTGATTTCCTTCTTAGATCGCTGCCGGAATCTGCCGTACCCCGATATGGCGTCCATTGTGTCCCGTCGAGTGATCTCAGGCACAACCTCGCGCAACATCTCATGCACCCTGTCTACCACGGCGTCACGATCCTTTACGCCCTCCCCTATGACGGATTTGGCGAGGGCTTGTGCCGCGCCGTGAATGTCGTCAACAGCACCCTCGTCAACCTTGTCCGACACCCGCTGTAACGCCGCGTCCCTGACTTCTGCTACGGTTTTGCCCGTGATCGCGCCCTTGACGGATGCTCTGTTGCGCTTTGCCAGCCTACCCCCGCCCTGATCTATCATGGCGTCTATGGCGTTATCCAAGCCGTCCCTAACAACCTTATACAACTCGTCAAGATGCGGCTTTACCGTGTCCCCCAGTAGCCTGATCATTTCAGCCGACCACAGAGCAAAGTCCCGGCCAGTTGTGGCGGCGGCGGCTACTGCTATGTCCGTGTAATCGGCCACGTCGGACAAGTCGATGCCCGCATGGAACCTATACCCCTTTTTCTTCAATCGCTCTATAGCTGCGTCTCTACGCTTGTTCAGACGCCCTATGATTCTTTCTGCGACAGCCTGTACCTCTGGGCTTATCGCCGGGGCGTCGGCGTCTGGGCCAGCCAATTTCCTATGCACCCGCTTTGATTGTTTAGTGGCGGCTCGCTCGTCTGCGGTGTCTATGGCCTCAACCTCTTTTTGGGCTAGGGCTTGAATCTCCGCGTGTTGAGTGCGAACCTCCTCTAATTCGGCGTTCCTCTGTTCGGGCGTCATTTCGCCCTGTTCTACCAACTCGGCGGTTATTTGAGACCGCCTAGATGTCATTGTTGTGATTGAGAAGTCCGACTGCACCCACAGTTTTCTCAGGTGCATCGAGTGGGACGCTGCTGTTCCCGCTAGATGATAGGCGCGATGAGCGTCGTTCATCCTTAGTTCCAGTCCCCGCAGACGCGCCTCTGCGTTAGATTCTGCCTCGGCGTCTCCCGTCTCCCGCGCAGCCTCGCGCTCCCGGAACACCGACTCGTATTCTGTTTCTAGGGTGACGTTGTGGTGCAGCAACAGGGCTTGTTCTTTCGCGCTTACCGCCACTGATTCGGAGCCTCCAACCAACGACTTCAGGTTCGTCGGCGCGTCCCTTTTCTGTGCTTCCGACTGAATCCTCGATACTACTCGCTCCGGGGCTGTCGGGTCAGCCTCTGCTGTTTCCATTGCCTCGCCCCAGACTCGCTCTCCAAAGCCATGCTGCGCCTCCTTGTAGACTGGCGGCAGACCCATTTCTTCTCTGCGAGCATCCGTGGCCTCGTTCTTTATGCTGTATGCTTTCCCCTCTGGGTCTACGCGGGGCTCCTGTTCGGGTTCTGCCTGTGCCTGTTCCCCCGCGAGTGGATCTATGACCGGAGGGGCGTCGGGCATCGAGTCGAGCATAGGGGTTTCAGACTCAACCCCAGACTCCGACTGCGAGACCTGAGCCTCCAGCGCGTCCAGCATGGGCGTTTCGGATTCTGCCTGTGCCTGTTCCCCCGTGAGTGGGTCTATGACCGGGGGGGCGTCGGGCTGGGCGTCGGGCTTGCGAGGCGAAATCGGAACGTCAGAACTTACAATAGTTTCTTGTGCGAGGCCCACTGGATCGTTCCGTATAAGGGCGGCGTCGGGTATGTCTCTAGCGCGAACCTCCACAATACCTATATCCTGTGGGTCTACTGCCGCCCATGTGTCCCTGCTCCCGAAAATTATTGGGTCTTCTACTCCCGTGGCAGACTCTCTAGCCCCCCTATATGTCACCATACCATCAAAAACGGTTCCGTGAAAGTTGGCTTGTTTGACCGCCTGACGGACAGCCCCGTCAAGATCACCGCGCTTTGCGCCAGATAGCACCTCGTCTTCTCTCGCTATCCGCTTGAAAAACGACTCTATAGGTTCTTGCGTCCTCGCCGCTTCGACGTTTCGGGTCAACTCCCTCTGCATATGTATCGCAGAATCGCGTGATCGAGTAAGACTAACCCCGCGATGCGTAATGCTGGTTCCCTTCCCTAGACCAGCCTGTTCGCCTTGCGCCACATCTTGCAAAACCCCACTAGACACAACGGCTCCACTCTTTGTTGTAACGTGAAAAAGAACAGGCGGCAGGTCGTCCTTGGTGACAACTTTTCCATTCAGAATCTCACCAGTCTCCGTTACCTGTAGTCTAGATTCTCCAAACGCGGGTTTGAAATCGGAAACTTCTTCCCGTGTCAAAAAAACCCTCGGCGCATCCGTCCGGGCGTCGGGCTGGGCGTCGGGCTGGGCGGGTTCCCCTGCGAGTGGGTCTATGACGGGAGGGGCGTCGGGTTGGGCCTCTTGGAACAGGGCTATGTTTTCGGCGGTCTGCCGTCCAGTTCCCGTAGGTCGAATATCTTGGTCTATAAATCTGACACCCGTAAATCCTTGCTCCACCATTGACGCACGGAACGTATCTACGTTTTCGTCCCCAATGTATTGCTCAAACGCTGGGTCTAGGAGTTCGTACAAACTGCTCTCATCTAAAGACCATTCCGCATCGGCTGGCGAGATATTAAGGTCACTCATTGTCTGCTTTGCGGTAGATTCGGAGGCGATAGTCTTTGGATCAATCTGAATGCTCTGAATCGGAAGGGCGGCAAACATCGACGGCGACGAACGCTCCTCTCGTCGGGCAGTCGCATACGCCTCTGCTTGCTCCCTGTCGGCAGAGGTGAACAGCAGACCTCTCTGACGGGCGGGCGAGCGCATACCCCCGCCGTGATACACGGTCTCCGTCTGGGCGTCGGGCTGGGCGGCGGGGGCTAGGTCGGGGTCAGCAAACACATCTGACCCAACCACCTCACCAGACCTAACGCTTATTTCAGGCTCCGCGTCTGCCAAGCGTCCAGAGGTAATTTCCTCGCGTGAAAACGCGACACGCTGCACAGCGTTTGCGTCATGTACCCCGTAGTGGGTCTTGGCATATTCCAAATCTCTCGTAACGAAAACACCATCCCCCTTAAATTCCACCTGTGCGCCTGGTTCCATTGACGATGATTGCCGACTGTCTGCACCCGAAACCGCTCGCCCACCGTCGCTGCGCGATACGCGATAACCGACAAGCCTCCCGTCTGGCAGTTGCTCCCAATTATCCGCCGCCCTTGGCAACTCCTCCCAGTTCCCTACACGCGCCACCGACCCCCCCATCTGCACGGCGTCGGGACTAGAATCAAAACTCACCGTCGGGCCTTCTTCGGCCTCAACCAGCCTAGCCGCAGAACCAGGTTCGCCCACGGTCTCTGGCCCTGCACCTTCCGTCGGGGGCGCACCAAGAGCCTCCAGCCCAGCCTTGTCTCTCGCCAACTGCTCAGGCGTCCTTCCGCTTAGAACGTCGTCCAACGTGGGTCTGGCTTGTGGGGTGTCGGGAATGGCCCCTTCCGGTTGTGCATCCGGGGTCTGTTGCCCTTGGGTAAGCGCACTGATCGTCCCCATTCCCTTGCCTATTACGCCACCCATCGCAGCCGCCTCGCCTACCCCGTCCCACACCCCATCAAAAGACCAATCCTTCACACCCGTCGCCATGTCCGTAAGGTTCTCCCACGCCTGAGTGACACCCTCCTCTGTGGATTCGGTTCCAGCAGATGTTAAGACATCCTTTATCTTCTCCATACCCGACCGCTTGAACTCCGAGTTTCCAAACAACTTCTTAACCAATTTCCCCGTACCCAACTGCTCGGCAATCCTCTCCATCAAGGCGGTTGACAGGATGTTCGCGGCACGCTTGGTTGGCTCCATATCCGGGTGGTTCTCGTCTAACTCAAAGGCCTTGTTGCCAGCCGCGCTCATGCCCATCATGCCCCCGGCTTGGCCCTTGGTGGCTAACATTGCCGCCAACTGGGGAACGAACTCCAGGAACCCGAAAACCGCCATTTTCGCAGCCTCGTCGTAATCCTTTTTCTGCACCGCATCTACCAAACCGCCGTACCCGCCCCTGTCCACGGGGATTTTCTTGGCGAGCCTTCTCAACTTGCGAGCCGACCACTTGGCGGGGTCTCCCACCAAATCCTCTAGTAGGGTTTTCGGTGGGCCGTCTTTTCCCCACGCTGCCTCCACGTCTTGCTCGTATTTCTGCCTATCTGCGTCGGAAAAGAAAATAGGCCGCTGCTGGCTACCAAACTGCTCCAGCGTCTCCGCAATTCCTGCGAGAACGCCAGAGGACAGGTTGAGCAATCCGACCCCCAAAGCCTTTGGAGCCTCAGTCAATAGCGACCCGGACGGCGTGGTAGATGTCTGTACGGGTGTGGGTTGCCCTGCATCCCGCTCATACGGCTCACTGGGTCTGTCTATTCCAGGTGGGCTATATTCGGGTAGGTCTCCGAATTGTGTTGGCCCAACAGGGGCATCGAGTTGACCCCCGACACCAGCATCGGAAGCAACAGGAGCGGGTGTGAGCGAGGAGGAGTTGCCGCTGTCCCGTGATGTTTCCGCACCAGCATCAGGGGTCAACCCGATGCTCTTGTTAAACTCTTGTAACTGGGGCGATGGGCCGTCTGCGGTCTCTTGCTGCGAGTACCTCTCAAACGGGTCAATAGAGCCTTCGGCTAATCTCCTCTCCCTTGCCCTCTTGTATTTGGAGAAAGGGTCTGTCTGTCCCTGTTCGTCCGTTTCCGGCTCGGGTCGGCCCCGGCGTCTCAGGTACAACTCAAACGGGTCTGACATTAGAACTACGCCCCGGAGCCATATATGTCCTCAAAAAACGAGGATACCGTATTGTCTAGTTCTTCGTCTGGAACATCCTTCGCCGCCGCTTGTCCGCGAGCAACTTGCTGCTTTAGTGCGTCTATGACTTTCTGTGGGACTTTATTGTATAGGTCTGAGTTCGGGTCTTTTAGTGCGTCGTGCAGCGTCAGTGCGGCATTGTGACCCCTTTCAACAGCTTGCGTTTGTCGCCTCGCCTTCACCGCCGCTTCTGCATTTGGTGAATGCGTCTTCATCTCCGTTGTCCTTTTCAGGTTAGTATCGGGGTCAAAGTATGTCTCCGTCTGAAGCGTCGGCATCCCCTTTAGTTGTATCTCTGAATTTAGACGCCTCACATCAGCCGCCTGTTCGTTTCTTCCCGCCGCTTCGTAGGTCGCTGCTATCTCGTTGAGCGAGTCAACATATTTCTGCTTGTACTCATCGGTTCCGGGGTGCAGACCCTTTAGTTCGTCCGACTCACTCAGCGCAGCGTGTGTCAAGTATAGATTCTGAATGGTGTGTTCTTGGCGTTGTCGCGCCGACAACATACTATACTCTTGGGTGTTCATTGCGCTAATTTCGTTGTACTGCGCCCTGAAATTATCCCTCAGTAGATCTTGATACCCGCCCTGAGCAACAACGTCCAGCTTTCCGGATATATCCATTTTCTGTCGCTCTGCGAGTGACTTGTTGTCAATGCCCCTGCCTATGTTTCGCACTTCTCCGGGTGCTCTGGCGAGGTTGACTTCGTGCTCTCGCTTTGCCGCAAGTTCTAGCTTGGCTTCTCCCTTTACCCGCTCTGCCTCTTGCATACGGCGCAACTTACCAGTCTCAGAAGGCTTCAACCCAAAACGCCGGGCATCCTCTCTGTCCTTAGTCAACCCTGCGCCTTGAGCCAAAGCCGCAGCGGTATGCCCAATCCGAGGTTGCCGAGTAGCCCTAATGCCGGACGCCTGACCAGTGGGTCGGATGTTAAACTGCGGAGCCGCAGCCGCAGCCGGAGCCGGGGTTGGGTCGCTCAATAAATCGGGTTTCTTGATGCTTTCGTTAAGGCTGGCAACCGAGTTATCCTCGATTGGCTTAACCAAGTCATCGTCAGCCTGAGTCTGAACGTCAGGAATTTCCTTTTGGGTACGCGGGGTTCTGGTTATCCCTCTACCACTACCCGATGACCCTATCTCGCGTATAATCGCCATGATATACCCCTTACTCTGCGACGACGGTACTGCCGTCAATGCTCTTGACCGTCTGGATTCCGTGGTTGATCGTAACCGTTGCTGCCGCCCCGCCCTGTATGGTCTCGTTAGGAATCATCTTGGTAGTTCGGTTCGTGCTGGCTAAAGCCTCGTAATCGTCAACAACGTGCGAGTTAAACGAGTACACAATCTGCTTCCAACTGGCTGTATTTCCAGTGTTTGTGCTAATCTCAGCCTGTGTTTCCGTCAGGTTCGGGAAATTAGTGACAACAAAGCACATATACGCCACACCAGCGCGAATGCCGCCGACCAGGTTAGTCGAGTTGGCTGAGTCAATCAGCGCGTAATCCGTGAAGTGCGCTCCGGGACTGTCGTTCCACTGTGCATTCGCAGTTGTGAGAATACCCATATATACCCCCAATGCCGCGCCTAATACCGTCATTCCTGCCTTACTCATGCCTGTCTCCTTTTGTTGCTTGTTACATCTACTATCATTATTGAGAATGATCAAGTTATTATTAAATCTCATTATACTCTTGTGCCAAAGTTACCAGCTTTGCGCTAAACTGCATCAGGCGCAGAGTCACGGAACCACCAACACCCCCGGTGGTATACATATCATAATCCACCGTTAGGGCGACATCAGCCGCCGATGCATCAATATATATCATCTTGGAGGATGTGCTGCTGTTTTCATAATCGGTTCCGGTAGACGATGCGGCGTTTGTTCCGATAAGAAAACTCCACTCAAAAGCCAAAACCCCGTCTTGCTTGACTCCAGCCTTTGTCTGTCCCGCAGACGCACCCGAGGATGCGGAGGTGATTTCTCCTTCACACGTAATAGACACCTTGTAAACCCCGGAGCAATACTGCTTAATGATTATCTTGTCGTTGGCCAAGTCTACATCGGAAACATCGGTGTTTATCTCAACATTAACCGCATTCAGGTCGAATGTTCCGGCGTGGCCCGTGGTTGCAGTGGTTTCCTCAGCCCCCGTGGACGCCCCGACTATACCCTTCCCGATGTCGTAGCCTCGCTCCGCAACGCTGGCCCCCGTCGTGTCTAGTGACTGTAAGATTACCCGTCCGGCGTCAGCATCCTCTAGTGCCTGAATACGAGCCTCAAGCAGCAATAGGTCTAACTCCCGCTTAACCGGGGGCGGCGGTATTGGATCATCCACCTCCGGGGCCATAAACGCCTCGGCATCCTCTCGCAACTTGCGATCCTCGTCGCTCTCTGCGCCCCGCTCTCGTATCCCACGAACCGTCCGTCGCATACTCTCGTCGTCTTCCGCGACCTCCTCTGGAGGCGGGGGGACAACCCGGATAACCTCGTCCCGGCGGTCAAGAGCCTGATCGTGCTCAAACCTCCCGTCGTCGATCCTTTGCTGAAACTCTAGTCTGGCTTGTTGAAATTTATCCATGCTAAATCTCCGTGGCAGACTGCGCCAGATGTAACAACTCAACGCTTAGTTGCTTCAGCCTTATTACTTGGGGGCCACCCGCAACCGTAGCCACCGACCAGTCGGCAGTAAAATCAACATCTGCCGCAGACGCATCCACATATATCATTTTAGACGCACCGCTACTGTGTTTGTGATACGTTGCACTCGTCGCCGCAGAGTTTGACCCGATCATAAAACTCCACTCAAAAGCCGACACCCCATCCTTCTTTACCGCCACCTTTGCCTGTCCCGACCCTGCGCCGGACGATGGCAGGTTTATCTCTGCCTCACACAGCATAGACACGTTATACACCCCGGAGTAATACCGCTTGACGATGATCCTATCGTTGGCGAGGTCTACGTCTATAATGTCCTCGTTCATCTCAGCGTCAAGCACGTCAAGATCAAAGGTTCCGGTGGCGTTATAACCACCCATCGAGGCACTATAGTTTGCCGCGCCAACCGTCCCCTTGCCGATGTTGTAGCCTCGCTCCGCAATGCTGGCCCCTGTCGTGTCCAAGTCCTCTAGGGTAACATTCTTCTCCTCTAAGTCCTCTAGTGCATTGATCCGTCCCTCCATAGAGGCTAGTTCTGAGTCTAGTTCTGGTGGCGGGGGCGGGATTGGGGCTTCAACCTCGGCTGGCTTCCCCGGAGCCATAAATGCCTCAGCATCCTCGCGTAGCTTGCGGTCTTCATCGCTCTCGGCGTTCCGGTCTCGTATCCCCTGGAGTGTTCTCTCCATGCTATCGGCGTCATCCTCAACCTGCTCCAGATTCGGGGGGATAACATTAACAATCTCGTCCCGTCGATCAAGGGCTTGGTCGTGATCAAACTGCCTGTCGTCAATTCTGGCTTGGAAGTCCAGTCTGGCTTGCTGAAACTTGTCCGCAACCTCCGGTTCGGCGGCGTGTTCGCCTCCACCACGGACGATTTGTCCGCGCCCGACGTTCGGGATGTCAGCCCGAATCTCGTCGTTAATTTCGTCCAGACCCCGATGATCACCGCCAAATATGACTTCTTCTTCCATTGTTAAACCCCTTTAACTCCGACTAGAAGTTAGGGGTGTCCACGTCTGGGACTGAAACGCGACAACCAGCCCTTAATCCGTTTGACATCAGCTTAACCCCTGTGGTGTGGCCGCCGTACCCACCTATCGTTTTGCCAGACCCCGCTGTGGCATACCCCGCTGCCGTAGTCATATAGCGAGAGAATTTATACGTCACGGTTACATCCCACCACTTGTCTCCAATCTTTTTGTAGAGATCCAGCGTGTAAGACGCATAGCTATCGGTGTCTATGTCGGCGTCGTCTCCCGGACTCGCAGAGGACGCGGAGTAGTTGATCAACCCGTACTTGTTTATGTTGGCAGAGAAACTGTTTGTGACCCCAGTTAATCCCGACGCTACGCCTTGGGCGGCTCCGGCTGTTGCGTTGACCCCGGCTTCAAAATACTTGCTGCCATTGTCCGACGAGTAGGATGCTGAAAAAGTTGCGGCAACGCCGCTCTCTGTTGTCTCTCGCCTGGTAAACCGTCCAAACTCGTCGGGGGTAGACTCGTCCGTGACAACCGATCCAGTGGATGCGGATGCCGAGCCACCCCCGGTCGCCGAGTGAACGGTGGTCGTTGTTGTAGAACTTAACAACGGGCTGGCGGTGGAGGACGTTGCAGACATTGCTTTTGATGTCCTCGTCTGTATAAGTTCATCAAACCGACCGAACCTGTTAACTACGGATCGCGTCTCCGTTATCACCCCGTCAGACGATCCCGTGGCAGAAGTGCGACCGACTGTGTTCGCGCTAGTGGTAGAGTCTAGGGTCTCAAACGCAGATTCCCTGTCGTGTTTGGTTGCGATTGCCACAGCCGAGGCAACCGTTGTCGTCTCCGTTTCATCAACCAACCCAAAGTCATTGGTCACGGTGTCTATCTCCGTGATAGTTCCCGCAGAGAAACTACCCGCTGTGGTTGCCTCATCGGCGTTTCGGGTCGTCTCGACGCTAACTGTCTTGAAATTGTCCTTGGAGTCGTAGTCTCTGCGCTTACCTTCCACGGCAACGGTTGTGTCCTTGTAGGTGTCGAGGCTACCAAAGTCGTTCCTGACGTTCCTGATTCGCTCCATCGTACCCGCAGCAAAGGTCGTGGCCGGGGAAACCGGGGTTGTCTGATAACGCCCGTACTCTGACGTAGTGCTTGCCCAGTACCCCGTGGCGTTGCCGGAGCCGCCGTCAGTTGGCGTGGCGGTTTCTGTCCATGAGTTTGTGTCGAATCGGCCAAACCTGTTGACGATTGATCGGTGTCCGGTCTTGGAGTTCGTTCCCGCAGAAGCGGTGGGTGGGTTTACAGATGAGTTGCGCTCAGATGTCCCCGACCTGGAAACCATCGCTGCGTTATCTTCGGCGGTTCCACCCGTCAATGCGCTGGCAGCCTCCGTTATGTTCTCGGTATCATATAGCCCAAACCTGTTTACCCTGTTTCTTACGTGGCTCAGAGTCCCGGAAGAATAACCCGACGCCTCAGCCTCCACGCTTGCGTTTATGTTTTTAGCCGTAGTTGTAGTAGATAGAGCGTCCTTGGTAATGTCGGTTCCGTTGCCCACCTCTGTCCCAGTTTCCACGGTTCGGGCTGTCTCTGATAAGCCGTATTGGTTCGCCGTTTCCCGCGTCGAAACGATTACGCCCCCACTCGGGGCGGCGGGGGCGGGTGTGCTGCTATTGTTTATATATTTAGTGGTGGTGCGGGTGGAGAACGCATCCCTCGCATCATCCGTGCCGCCAGCGACGTTCTGTACCGCACTCTCGGTTCGCAGGGAATTGTCGTACTGGCCAAATTCGTTCTTTTCGCTCGACGTTGTTTTTATTGAACCAACCGAAAACGAGGTTGTCTCGGCCTCCCGACTCGACTCATTTCGAGCGGTTACCAAGTCCACGCTCTCAAAGTTATTTAGCGAGTAGTCGTTTCTTACGTCTGCTACGGGTATTGCGGTCTCTGTCGTCACCGAGTTGTCGTATAAGCCAAAGTCGTTTTTTACGCTTCTGGTGGATACTATATCCAACCCTGTCTGTGTGGCCGTCTCAGACTCCCTGCCCGTCTCGTTACGGGCGGTTAGAACATCCTCCTTCTTAAACTGGTCTGCCACAAACCTGTTCTCAACATCTGCTACAGCCTGAGCCTCTCGATCTGACGAAACAATGTCCCAAGAATCGTCGGCGTTCACCCTTACGTTCTGGCTCTTGATGTACCCAGCGGCAGCAGTGACTACATGAACCGATCCAGTGTCGGGGTCTACGCCAAGTTCCTTCCACTCCTTTTGCTTCTCAAATTCCGTCTCAGTAGAAAACTGACCAGTCGCCGCAAATGAGCCAGCCGCCGTGTTTATGTCTCGGGCCTGTCTCGTCTCAACTCGTATCGTGAAATTACCCGCCCCATCCCTGTCAACGCTATACGGGCTGGGCGTTACCGTAACCAGGTCGGCGGTCTCAGCGTCGGCGTGAGTGTCCCAGTTCGCCAAGGCAGCTTCGTACTGATCAACGGTCTGACCCCAATAATAATACAGGTCAACAATCGTCTCGGCGTCCTCGCGCCACCTAGCCTTCAGCGCGGAATTAAGAGTGCCACCCGTGTCTGCCAGAGTAAGTGTTTGACGGATAGTTACCGCCCTGTCGCCCTGCGCGATGTTCTCAACCTTCTGCGATGTGAACGTCCCCGTGTACGACTGACCGTCTGCCTGTGGGTTTTCTATCGTATCGGTAAGGGCGTCAATAAAGGTGTCGGCTGATTGCGTATCGTAGTCCCGCCACTCACGCACAAGCACAACCAACCCATTACCCGTCTGTAAATCAGATTTGTTCTTCTCGTAGGTCAGGCTGACCAAGCGAGCCTCAACCTCACCACGGTTGCCAGTACCGTCACCCCAGTTGCCCCCGTATGCGTATGTGAATAGCTGACCCATTATGACGGCTCCGAATCAAATTGGAAGTTCTGCACGTCAAGCAATATCTCCCGAATAGAGACACCCGCGTCCATGCCCGTAATCTCTAACTGAAAACGCCTACCAGCCCGACGAATATCCAGCGTCTCGGAAACCGTAGTCAACGTCCCCTCCTCGTACAGAACATCTGCCGTGTACTCGTCGCTCCAGTCATCATCATCAAACTTATACTTGTACGTGATCTGTGCGTCATCCTCGCCCGTGTTCTTCACAACAAAAATAATCCTATCTACATCAAACGGCGACCAGTCGGGATTCCTGACAACCCTCGTCTTAAACGAAAACGCAGACCCAGAGTATTCAAACCACTTGTCGTTTGCCGCATCATAAACATGGGTAGACCCCAGAATCACATACTTCTGTCCGTGATCCACAGTGATCGCCAACCCACTCAGGTCAACGCCACGTATCTTCTGGCTGACCTCCCGCGTCTGGCCGTTCTGGTAGGCCATCAACCCCTGAGCATTCGTCACATACAAAACCGAATCCAACTCCGCAACCTGGTTTGCGGCTGGCAACGCCAACTCCTGAATCAAGTCTGTGCGCTGGAAAAACCCGCGAGTGTCCGACAGGTTTCTAAGAACGTATCCGCCCGTTGTCTTGCCGATATAAAACGAGTCCGGCTCGAGGGGTAGTATCTTCAAAATGGTTTGGGAGTCCTCGTCAAAAGGAATCGGCTCTCGCCCGTTGGTGTGATAAAACTGGTCGTTGTAACCCAAAGCCCCCACTTGCAGTAAATTAGAAGCCGTGCTCAAGGTTCGGTTGGTTATGTTCCACAGACGCTCTGAATGCCACAAGTACGGCACATTGTCCACGTTCTCGCCACCAGTAGCAGACTTATCAAGCGTGATGGTCTTCTCTACGGCAGCAGTCCCGGACGGAATTGTACCCTTGGTGATCAGGCGATCAACGCTAAGATCAAACCCAGTACCAGACGCAATCTCATTCTCGGCTAAATCCTCCGGCTCCAACAGACTGTTGAGTCCGGGCGGCGTCTCTGCCAGCAGTCGAACAAACTGGTATGGTTGAGGCAGGGCCACAAGCCTAGCCCAACCCGCCTAAGCCCACAAAGTTGCTTGTGTCGTTCGTATCGTCCTCTTGGGCCTGATTCTGTATGTCAGTAGCAATCTGATCCACCAACCTCGGTATGCGGCGTCTCAGGATCTCATACGTCTCCTCTTGTCCACGCGAGGGTCGCTGCCCGTCGTCTATCAACGTAACGGACACCATAGCATCCAGTACGTGCAGGTACTCATCGCTCAGTGCAACCTCGTCCTCCGGGCTATTGATCTTGGAGATTCGGTCTTCCAGATCACAGCGAGTGTTTATCTCGGATGTGCTTTGATTTACCGCGTCAACGAAAGACTGGGTAAAGTTTTCGGCTCCCTGTCCCTGCGTTCGGAAGACGCGCTTCATCTTGGTGTGAAGTGCGGTCAGGTCGATGTTGGCCATGACAGACCCCCTTGCTTAGTCGATCAAGATGTACGTAGTCACATCCAAGGTGTCAACGTCCTGCGTCGAAACGCCAGAGATAGTCACCGTGATGTTGTCCTGCAACAGCGGCAGTCGAGCATCCTCGTTAGCCGTGATAGCCGTAGCATCTGTCTTGGTAGGGATAAGCCTAATCGGGTAGTAAGCGTCAGCCGTCAAGCCAGCCTTGCTCAGAATCGTTCGACTTGGCATTCCACCAGTACCGCCAGCGGTCACGATAGATACCGTCCCGGTAAAGCTGGCAGAACCAGTCCAATCCAAGTAAACGCCCTCAACAAATCCGCTCAGGAATGCGGCGTGGTCGTTGGTCTGCACCTCTGAACCACTACCTACGTCCGTATGCACGGTCTTAATCATGCCAGCCATGCACAGTGCGGCAGTCAAGAACGTACTCAAAAAACCTATGATTCCCTTTTTCATCTTAAACTCCATGTAAAGAAAAGGATCGGGGGTGGTATTAGCACCCCTGTCACCAGCAACTTCATTTTCGTCTTGGTCTTAGAACCGCTTCAGTGCGCCCGAGTCAACCCAGACATCGCCAACGGTCAAGCCGTTAGTGGTAGTGGGGAGGCTCGCGGCATTCAGCCGCAGACTCGAAATGGTGGTTACGTCATTGGTGGCGTCACCGAGCGTCACGTTTCCGTTAAGCGTAGTAACATCCGCAACCGTCAAGTCGTCTTCTGCGGTCAGGTCGTCAGCGGTGTAAAACCCCTGAAGCGTGGATGAATTGCCACCGTACTTAACAGTGCCATACGCATCCTCGTCTAGCTTTTCAACACTAATGCTTTCCGCAAAGACATACGCCGCGCAAGCAATAACCAGAACCGCAATCCATCCAACTATTTTTCTTGTGTCAATCATCTCAGTCTCCTTTCGAGAGAAAGACGCCAAGGGGGGAGAACCCCCCGAGGCGAATAGTTAGACTTACGTTCCGTCGGAACCAAACGTGTTCTTGGAGGTGGTGAAACCAAACACCTTTACTCCGCGAATGCGCTTGTCAATAACGATGTCCGCGTTGGCGGGGGCGTTATCGGCTAGGCTCCAGTCACTCAGCACGACCTCATGCAGACCCTTGTTCGGCCCCTGACGATCTCCGATAAGGAAATACGCCGTAGCTGAACTCAGGTAATCGTTGACCTTTACGTCAAGACCAGGAATCAACACGTTAGGCTCATTCAGCGAACCTTCGGGTTTTCCCTGACCAACGCTGGTCAATTCAAGTGCTTTCTGCTCCAGTGCGTTCGGAACAAATAGCGTCTGCGGGATAACCGGGTCTGGATGTCCCTGCTCGTTCGTCATCTGGCGTGACACCAAACGGAGAGCTTGCAGGTTCGGGCCAGTTAAGGCTCCAGTACCGAGGTTGTCCCATAACGCGATCTCTGGGTTTTCGTGTGGGTGACTGTTGCTGAACAGACTCAAGGAGTCAGCTCCGTCAGTACCCGAGAAACCATTATCAAACAGCGAGATGCGTTCGTATTCGTCCGACTGCATTGCGCTCTTGATATGGCCCGTCGTCATTCCGACAACAACGTCAAATCGGTCGGATTCAAGGCCCAAGCGCGTAACGCGAATGCCCTGTCTGCGACTGATAACGGTGAATGTCTTCTTGTAACCACCAGCGGGGGTAACGTAGGGAAGTGCATCCGTATCGTTGTTCCTCTGGGGAAGCGGTAAGGCTGAACCGACGTTAGTGATAACGTGGGTCAATCCACCCGACTTATTGTCTACGTCAAAGAACTGCGCTGAATTACCAGCGAACTCGTTCCGACGCATCCACATCAGGTCTACCGACTTATTGATAGCTTCAATCGGATGATCTTCCGAAAGAAAACTCTGTGAACTGTCTTGGAGTGTTGCCATTTTCTATTACTCCCTTACGCTCTTACGGCGTCAATTACGGCTGGCAAGAACTGAACAACAACTCGACCTGGACTCGTAGACGTAGTTTCCGTCTCTGGATCAAGGTCACTGTATATGCCCACAACTTGTACGGCCACATCAGCGGCTTCGTTGAAGTCAACGGTGGTATAACCGATCTCGCCAGCGGAGGTCGAAACCACCAAGCCGTATTGATCGCCAACAACTGACGTAGCAACAGCAGAGTCACTGCCATTGTTTTCCGCAAAACAGACGAAACGGTCTGTGGCGCGAATCACAAGGACTCGTACTTTGTCGTTAACTGACAGTTCCGCAGTCAGGGGCCACGCGATACTCTTGTCTTCAACACCGACAATAAGACCGTGGTTTGTGTCCCCACTGGCATCGGACGTGTCACTCAGTTTAACCGTACCCGCAGTACTGAAGTAGCACGGAGCGTTGGGCATAAAAATGCCTTGGCTCGCGGCTATTCGCCGCGTTACGATCTCAGGAGCAACACCGTCTCCAGCGGACAGCGGATATATATTTTTCTTTTCCGTAGCTGCCATTAGCTTTTCCTTCGTTTAATTTCAGTTTATTCAGGCGAGGTAAACGTATCCATTTTCACGTTCCCTTCACCATCCGTCACTTTCGTTTCGGTAGTACCCCTAACTTCTGCGGAATCAGGCGAGGCTGTTCGCTTTGCATCCCGAATCCTGTTGGATTGGGCGGCAATCGAGTCCAAGTCTTCCTGATGGATGTCGGCGGGGATCTTCCACATCGGGTCACCATCTATGTGATAGTGCATCCCCTGATGCAAAACGGGCTCGTAACCGTGGTCTGCGTAGAAATCGGATTTCTCCCGGTCTCCAAACATCCAGTGGAACGTGCCATCCTGACCGCCTGAGTCCTTACTGAATCGCGCAATCGCCTCTTTCTGGGGAATCCTAATCGCCCCCTTCAGTGACGTTACTGGAGCCGCTTTACGTAACTCCCGCGCTACTTTTGCACGGGCCATGTAATCGGCCAGCTTCGGATCAATCTTCGTTGGTGCTTCTATTGTTGTTGACTTAGCCATTATCGACTACCTCTCTCTGCCGCCAGCCTTTTGAGCGCGGCCTTTTCCTCATCCGTAATGTTTCCGACAACCGTTCCTGACAACAATGCTTCAGCTTGCGCTGATATTGCCGGACTATCATCGGACGCAACAACACGCGTCGAACCAACCCCGGCTGGCAAATCACCTCTTTCGGGGTGATGCGTGATGTTCATTGACTTAGCAAACTTCAACAGCATCTCTCGATTACCGTCGTTCACCTCAATGTCCATCTGTTCTGCCAACTGAGCGACCTCATCCCTATGCACTACCCATTCAGGGTCTCGTTCTCGTAGGTTGCGTTCCATCTCTGCCACCGCTGCATTGACTTTCTCATCGACTGCCGAGATACCCTCGTTCAGCTTCCGTTCTGCCTCTGCCTCGATGTCATTGGCGTAAGACGATAATACCTGGAGCGTCTTACGTGCGCCTTCTTCTTCGCCGTTCTCCCAAGCCGTCTTCATTTCCGAGACCATCTCGTCCACTCGTCCGGCTCCGTCGTCGGCTGGCACGTTCTGTGCCACCTGCGCCTCTGCCAATTTAGCCAGCACTTGATTGTTCAGCGTGTCGGCCTGAGCCTTCGCGCTGGCAACTTCATTCGCCAACCGTGAAATGGTCGCATCCTTCTCGGACAGACCCTTTTCCGCATCTTGCTTGGACTTGTAAGTCCCGAGATACGCACCGTCATCGTTGAGTCCCGATCCGGGTGTCTCAGCCATGCTGTTCCCTCCGTTGAGTTCGGCTCCTTGCGGTGTACCGGACTGGTTTTTCCTGTTTGATTGTGGAAATTATCAAACATGAGAGAGAAGTCAATATATTTTTCTCACTTTTTTGAAAATGAGAATCTATGGGCGCAGTTTACCCCCGTTTCGCATGATTGACAATTAGTCGAATATGGTAGGCGGGGTTGAACTAGACGAAAAAAGGGGCCATGCAGGATGGGGGATCGCTGCACAGCCCCTAGGGGTGTAAAAATTATTACTACTTATCGTCGGACATCTGAGACAAGTATGTGTCTACCACCGCTGGCATCAACTCCAGATACCGCAAGCCGCGTACATACCCACGAATCTCACGTAACTCAGTGTCGCTGAGATCGCGGCCCAGCATTTCATCAATCGCATTGGATTGTTCGGCTCGCTGTAAATCCACCAAGAGTTTATACAGGTGGGTCTTGGTCATGTTACGAATTGCTTGCAACTCGCATCTATACCAGGTGTCGCCGTAAATCTCTATCGTGGGGTCATCTGGCAACATCTCGCTCTCTGGTAGCCTCATCTCGATCCTCCTGTTTGTTCAGCTACGAACGTACACTATGTCAGATTGGCTTGTGCTCCACCTTCAGCTTCAAGCGGATTCCCGGCGATCTCTCCCGGTAAACCCTCTGGCGGCGTACCCCCCGGTGCTTGCTGCCCACCTGCCGCCGCCTGTGCTGCTTGCGCTTTCTCTTGCGCCAGCATATCGCGCCTCATTTGAATGTGAAACAGTATCATCTGGTGATTGTTAGGTCTAAATTCACCCTCGGGCAAGAGTTTGTACTGTGACGCCGCCCTCTCCAATACTGGCAACCAAGCCGCATGGTTCTCGCCCGACTGCGGCTCAACGTACTCTCCAGCCACCAGCATCGCCTGTACCGCCTGTTGCGCCCGCGCCTCGGCATCGACGTTTTGACCGACAGGGAAAATTTCATCTACCTTCTCAAACCCGAATTGCCTCAGCGTTTGTCGGCCAAGGATCTTAACGCCCTCCGGTTCTAGGTGCGGCAGGAACATCGGCAAGATATTCTGAAGAAAATTGTTCTTCTCTTGCGTCCTAATATTGTTGTTCTTGAAGCGAGTCATTGCCGTGATCTGGGTGCGAATCGGCCCCCACAAATTACCGGGGTTAATATCCAGTATCGTGTCGTTGTGAGTCACCCGCAACACTGTGTTGGGGTCGCCGTACTGACGCCACGCCTCGGCATCCAAGCGGAACATCCACTCAAACAACTGTGCGGCCATGTATGACGCCCTCTCGTCCAGAGGTTGCATCGCCTGATCAAACACGTTCTTGGCTTCTGTTGCGCTCGTCCGACTTCCCAACGCCTCAGCCCTCAACGGCTTGTCTGCGCCCGTTAGCTTGTTGGCTTGCTCCTCAATTATGCTGTGCATTGTCATCGTGAGTTGAGTCGTGTCGGGAATATCCAACGTCGTCAACTCCGTGCTGCGGTCAATCTTGATTAGCTTGTTGGCTTTGTATGTCAAGTCCCGCGTATGGATCGGCCCGTTAGCCACCATCGGCGCACTGTTACGCTTTGTGATATTGTCGATTGCCTGGTTCAAGTTTGTCGTGGACTGGTAGTACAACGACTGAATCATCTCAGCATCGCCCTTGTGGTAGGCTCCTTTATTGTCCTGATGCGAATGAATCAGCGTTATCGGCATCTCTCCGTGCCAATGGGGGTTCTCGCACAGTTTCAGGCATACCGGGCTTTGGTGTATGTTGCCAGCGAATATAGCCTGATAAATAGTGGGTGCTTGCTTCGACTCGTCCCAGACAGCCTTAACAGATTTTCGCTTTGGTGTTTCGTTCTGGCTTATCGGCACTCGCGCCCAAATTTCCCAAATCTCGATTTCTCCCGTCTCCTCTGATATGTCGTTCTCTCCGGCATTAACCATGCGCTGCTCTAGGGGTTGCTGCGCTTCGTGCTCGCCCTTGTACTTCTGTGACGCCGTGAGTTCGCCAAGGTTGTCGATAACGCCGTCAGCATACCATTGCGCCAACTGGCCATATCCAACCTTGGTCTTGTATCCAAAACAAATCTGATCCTTAGCCTCTGGAATGTGGCTGTCAAAGTAGCAGTTCTCAATGGGCCATCGCTCGATTGTCGGCCAGTCCTTTGTCACACGCTTCTTGGTCGTCGTCTTAAACTTCTTGAACGTCCCGTTCTCGTTGATTCCCGCTCCCCTGTCCGGTTCGTGCTGCGTCACCTCTCTCGTCTCACGCGCCCAGCCATGCTTAACGACCTGATTCCCGTAAATGTTCGTCCAATGTATAATATCCCTGATCTTCTCTTTACGACCGTCCTCGTCAAACGTGAGTTGCTGCAACGCATTCTGGTGCTCTGCAATCTTGCGCCCATCATCGGCGGTGTACTCATTCGTATTGATCTCCGGGCTATACTCTGCCGGGAGCCTCTCATCGTCCGAGAAGTATATTGCCATCTCGCTTGCCGTTATCGCTCGCATTTGTACGAGGAACATCGGGCTTGTAACGTCCGATAAAGTATCTCTGGTCTGCGTGTTGGTCGAATCCTGGTTGAGAGACACGCGGCTCATTCGATCCGCAATGTCCATGACGCCGCCATTCTCCGTGAACTTCTCACGCTGGCTCTGACCCTCAAACCGACGAATGTTCTTACTCGTCCACGCACGGAACATATCAACCACGGGAATGTTCTTCTTGTCGCCAACTAGATTAACAGACTTACCGTACCGGGACGGCAGCTTGCCCCCGTCGGGGACGTTGGACTTGTCAGGAAAACTGGAGATTCCAGTGCCAGTATCAGAGTTGTTAGCTGAGTTTAAGTCACGCTTGGCTTTAGCCTTGTCTTCGGGCATCAGTAATTACCTTATGTTTGCAGGGCAGAGAACGCCTCGGCCCAGTCTTCTTTCTTTACAACAGCGTAGGGTAAGTCCGCTTTCACAACAAACTCCCAGTCGCATAATTGAGAACGCTTAATCCCCTCGTCAAAGTCGGGGCATAATAGAAAATCCCCAGCCTCAGCCACATCAACGCGCTTATTGGTTCCTACACTCGGCCCAGCACCTATGCACTCGACCCAATTCGTGTTATCTCTCGACGCATCACACAACGCAATGCCGCCAACCTCCTCCGGCAACTCCAGCTTACGAACGTAATAGCAGTCACCACCAAAATACATGGGCAACAGGTCAATATCTGCCGTCTCACCACAGTTTTCAGCCACAAACCCGCCTCTGCCTGACAATTTCTGGTTCATTTGCGCGAATTTATCCTTTTTAGCCGCCGTCTGCAAGAATTTTAAGGAATATTTTGCCGATAGACCGGAAATCTGCACATTTTTTTCTAATAGCCCGTGAACTTTGTCCCCGTGGCCGTAGTTGCGGGGCTGGCGTCGTCCGTATCAAAGTCTCCCAAGTACCTCGGACTCTCAGATGCCAGATATTTCAATGCGTCAATAGCGTGTTGAGCGTCCTTGGCGTTGATATAACCCTTGCGCCCGTCGTCAGGCAACCGCGCCTTCTCAATTTCACGAATAACATTCCACGAAATCGTATCAAAAAAGTACAATGCTGGCGCACCTGGTTCTCCCGTCACCACATGATTGCGGCTGTAATCAATACGCATCAAATCCTTCAAGCGAGGTATCTGTATGTCGTCCTTCTGACCGCGACCCGGAAACACACCCAACAAACCATATCTCCTGAATATGTCCTCCAGAGTCTCACCCTGCTGGCTCTGGGCCGCACTCCGAGGATCTAGCACCGTCCCATAGAACGACTCAGACTTGGGACGCTCCTCAAAACGCTGATATATATTACCCGTCTTGCCGTCACGCTCCTCACCCAACAAAATCCGATCATTGTGCGACAAGTCAATGATCATCGCCACAAACTCAGCAATCTCCAACCCCGTCTCATACAACGCCCGATATATATACGTGTCATTGTTCTCGTCCGTCGCCGCCCACAAACACACGTTTATACCCCTAGCACTACCGTAATCAATCGCCCTCATCTTGGTCAGACGCCGTGGAATCTTATCGTCCTCCCAGATCGGGGGAATCACATGGATGTCACGCTGGTACACATCCCCACCAAACACCATGCCAGAACCCTCCTCCCAGCCACCATAGTAACGCGCAACCGCCTCCCTCTGCTCCTTCTTGGAACGAACCACGTCGGGGTCAACCCAACGACCCCACAACTCTTTCTTCTTCTTCGGGCCAATAATCTCATTAGGAGTCGTGTCAATCGAATAGTGATAGAAACTCACCACACTCCCACTCGGATTGTCCCCGTCGTAAAGATCAGTCTTGATCCAACCAGCACTACCCGTGTCGGGCCTACCGTCAAGCACATGACCCGTCAGGGCCATCCCACAGGGCGTGTAGTCACCCCTAGTCGTCGTAGATCGTACCCAACCAATGTACTTCTCCTTGGGACACTGCTCATCCAAACTAGCCCCGTCAGAATCAAACGACTCCCATGCGTGTTGCGCCTGACCATAACACAAAAATAATATCTCACTCCCACACATCAAACTCAAACGACGAGTACGGCCACCATCAAAAGTCAACGTCTTACGACCACCAGGAGCGTACTGACCCAACTCCTCCCTCGGAAACACGTACTTTATACGCTGAAACAACGTGTCCACATTACCCCAGCTATACGACGCAACCACCCAACGCTTCGGCCCCTCCCACTCAGGACACTTAATCCCGTTCTCAGAAAATACAGGCCAATGGGGTTGACAGGGCAATATCCGCAACCCCGTCCACGCCGCCAAAGAAAAGGTCTTACCACACTGATTCGGAGCCAACACAGCGCATATATCACTCGTATAGTCATTCAAAAACGCTACACCATCGTTCTTGTAGCCCTCAGAATACTTACTGGCAGGAATTACAAAACCCGTCTCGCCCACGGCAACCTCGCTCTCGCGGCGAGCCACTCCATGAGGTAAAAAACACGACAACGGGTTGGACTTCTGCAACTCAACCCGCTCCAAAAGAAAATCAGCCGCCCCATCACTCCCGTCAACCCGCAACTTCTCTAACGCAGCATCGTCAAAGGAATACCAGGAACCCTCAAGCGGAATAGAATACTTCACCAGCCATCCCCCCACTCGTCAGGGTCAAATATCCACAAACGATACAACCCATTGTTCAACTTGCGCTGACGTACCTTCAAACCCGCCGCCCTCACAGCACGATCAAAGGCGTTACGCTGACTGCGGGTATAAACCACAATCGAATCACCACTGTCCATAGACGCCACCTTAGCCGTCCAGTAACCATTCACCATCCTAGGGAAAGGTATTGGCTGCTCAACCGGGGTTGACGCCGGAAACGGGTCGGCAGCACCCCCAACCATCCCGTCCGGCTCACCCTCAGACCTAGACACCCAACCATAGATGTCGGCCTCGTACTCCTTACCATCCCGCGATCCTGTGTCCAAATCCCCCACGAAATCAGGTCTCAATCTCCACAGCACCCTCAGAATCATCCGCAGAATCACCCGCAACGGGCTCCTCCAACGCAACCGCACCCATAGGCAACAGAGAATCTGCCGTCCATGTCACATACGTAACCTCACCACCCTCCTCAAACACAATCCTATCTCGATCACCAACAGTACGAATCTCATACTTGTCAGCCCGAAACCGATTGGAACCGTTCACATCATTCACCAAATATACCTTAACCTCAGCCATAACTAACCTCCCTGTGCACCGCCAGCTAAACGCCGACCCTCATTCTCATCAGCGGCGAAACCACAAAAGCCCCACCGTACTCGCATACCTCCCGTCACGGAGTCCTCCATCACCATGCACTTACCCTGCATCACATACACAGCCAACATACCGTTGGCAGCACTAAACATCGACGGCTCCGCACGCTCCCCGTAGGTCACATGACCATCAACAGGCCCACCACAGAACTCCTGTGCATCGTCTCTACGGTAACCAGCGTCCACAACGAACTCCAACGCTAGTATAGGGACAAAAACTTATTCCAACAGCCTGAGCGCAGACGCCCATACCTCAGAACGGCAAATCATCGTCCTTGGCAGAACCACCCGCCGCGACCGCCGGAGTAGTCGGGAAACCCTCATCCTTAGCCTCTGGACGACCATTGGAATCACGCTTAACCCCGCCCCCATTGTCCACACGCTCACCCCCAACACTCTTGACCGTCATAGCCTTAATCGTATGACGAGAACGCTTTTTCCCATCCTTGTCATCCCACTGCTCCAACTGCAATGTGCCATCCACCAGGATACTATCACCCTTCTTGAAACGACCACTCACACCCTCCGCACTCTTGCCCCATAAGGTGACATCCACAAAACAAGTCTTCTCCTGCCAATCTCCAGAACGATCCTTCCAACTCTCATTGATCGCCAAACCCAACTTACACAAACCAGAACCAACCTCCGTGTACTCAGGGTCTCTCGTCAAGTTACCCACCGCTATTACCTTTGAATATCCAGCCATCTAACTACTCCTCCTTGCTTTTCTCGCTGTTACGACGCCAGTGCCTCATGGCCCACCGACCCACCTTCTTCAAGTGACGCTTCCAACATCGCGTCACGTTCCCGTCCTTGTCGAACTTACGCATCATCCTCCTGTTTGGTTACTTTGTCTGGATTGGCCCTAGCCCACGCTCGGTTCCGATGTGCAATAAAATCCCCGATTCTAACACACTGGCGGCACAGTCGATAGGGGTACAACAAGCCCAAGCCCCTCACGAACCCACACCTGTCGCAAGCCGCAGTCATAGTGCTCCTACCTCGCCTTCTTGCATCTACCCTTCTTCCCCCTCCGACCACCTGCCGCCTTCGCCGCCTTCTCCCCCGCCGCCGTATACGGATAATGCTTCACCTTACCATCTACCTTACGCTTCGGCATAACTGTCTCCCTTACCCTAATCAAACATCAAACAACACACCAGCAACGCACCTGCCGCACCACCTACCAACCCCACCAATAACACCGTGCAAACATCCAACAACCAATCAAATAAACCCATGAACACCTCTCATATACACCCTACTCAGGAACCACTGACGGCTCCATCTCATCAAAACCATCGAAAACCTGGTCGGATATGTCGTACACACCACCGCACCTGCCGCAACGAAACACGGCAACCGTAATGCTGTGCAGAGTACCCGTACCAACCTCCACCAAATCTCCACCACAACCGCGATGGGTCGAACACACGCCAGACCCAACAACATCACTCTGGGACAACGCCATGTTCCTCCTCCTCACAATCCTCGTCCAAATCACTCACCAACGCACTGTCACTAATACCAGACAATATAGCAATCAAAACCCCCAACACAGCACCAGCATCATCGTCACGACCAGACGAACGCAAACCCTCTATGCGATCAATAAACTCCAAACCAACACCCCAACCCACCAATACAGACGCCAATCCATGCTGCTCAACCAACGAATCCAGGTCAGGCACTAACTCACGCATATACTCAGGCGTAGTCGTCATATATACCTCCTAGTATCCCCATATACAGAAACCCTTATGTTGGCGGGAACTCTCACACTCACTCAACGTGGACTCGGGGGGAGTCGAACCCCCATCCGTGCGCGACAATATAGCCGCCAGCGTCGATACCACGTCAAGCCCAGTCATCAAAAAATCCCTCCACATAATCCCAACTATACGATTCATCACTCATCATTAGCACACGTTATACTGACGGGCGGGGTACGTCCAGCACTTTATACAACACTCATACGAAATGTCTACCCGCAAACAGGAGTGGTAGCTAAAAGGTAAATATAACCCCCATTCACGCACTTCAGACCAGAGTAGATATACCCCCCCAAAATATGCAAATTCGCGCAAACTATAATAACTCCCCAAAATCCAATGAGCCTATGGTGTCTAAAAAATTGCGGGAGCGGGACTCCTTACGTAACACGAAGGTGGCCGGGCGGGTGTAGGGTAGCCCCCGCCCCCCGTACCCCCTGCCCGTTCAAGCCGCACCCCCCCGCCGCAAGTCGCGCCCCCCCGTACACCTTGCGCCCCCTGCCCT